CCATATGTGGCAATAATAACTTTCCCATCAACTTCCTGTACTTCAGCATATTCTGCTTTTCGGTCCTTCGACTTCATTTTGCCAGATACAAAAATCGAGTCCGGTATCATCGATTGTAGCATCTCGCCGGTTTCTACGCGATCAACCAGGATAAGGGTGTTACCATTTGCGGATATCTTTATAGCTTCATCGGCTAGATATTTTAGCCGTTTCTCGTTTGTAGTTAGCCACTTTAACTCTGTCTGATAGTTACCACTTGCGGCTTTACCGACATCTTGCAATTGCCAGACATTAACAAGTAATTTTGCAAGAATACCCTTTTCTTGTAGTTCTTTTGTATTAATTTGCCCGAGCATTGGTCCAATACATGCACGTACACCCACTTTATCTGCTTCCTCTTCGGGCATGGTCCCTGTCAAACCCCACCTAATTGGTGCGTTTGCTAAATAGGTCGACAATAGCTTTCTCAATACATCGGCTTTGGCTTTGTGAACTTCGTCCACTATAACGCAAACTACTCCGTCGAAGAAATCGTTTATATCTACCTCTAAATCTGTTTCTTTCGAACGCTTGCTTAGGCTTTCTAGACTTTGCCATGTACATATAGTATGGGTCTTACCATACTCCTTTCTATCACCGAAGAACACCCCAACATCTAATCCAAGATTAAGATAATCCTCTTCGGTTTGGGTAACTAAGTCTTTAGTCGGCACAATTACTATGCTGCGACCGTAAGGTTGTACTTTATGGCTTAAAATCGCCGTAATTAGGGTCTTTCCCGACCCTGTTGGCGCAATGTTAATGCCTGTAATGTTCTCTAAATAAGAGTTAATAACACCTAGCTGGTGATCCTTAATCTTAATGGGCTGTCCTGCAATTGGGTGACCTTTGGGCCACATAATGTGACTATAGCTATCTTCATCTACTAGATCAAATGCAAACTCTTCAGTATTTTTACGGTGATCTTCAATTTCAATTTCGTAGCCGTGTTGTTGCACAATTGGCAAAAGGATATCAAGTAGATTGAGGTATGAACGTGATGCTAGGTCGCAGAAGGACATTTTACCATCCCAGCGGCCCAATCGAAATGCGGGCGTGTGTCTTGCGTACGGTAACATAAATTCTAGAGACTGAACCATTTTGCGTCTGCACTCCGGCGAAATATCAGTGAACTTTATGTTCACTTCATCAATGATGTGTAATGTTGTCTTTGACATTTTGTAATTTTTAATTTAATGCAGCATCGTCTAAACCAGCGATACGCAATTTCGAAATATGACCAAGCATAAAGTTTTTCGCTTCCATGCCTTTTGTTATACTAAGAAATTTGTTCCTTAGTAATGCTACTTCGTTTATAAGTACAGTGGAATCTACAATGCCAGCTACACCATCTACATACTTTTCTGCATCCCGAGAGCTTAATGTTTTGTTGTATGCTTCTAAGAACTTCTTAAACTCTGCAGATCTATCTTTGCGTAATTGAATATTTAAATACTCGAGCACAGCTTCGATTTCCTGTAACTGGGAAAATCGTTGCTCAACTAGCCCGGGTAATTCAGCGGCATGTTTCTCTAGGCTTCTGCCCTTAAGAGATAACTCGAGACGGGCCTGCGTAAGCTCCGTCTCGTAGAAATCAATAAAATCGGGTATTAAGCTAAGATCGCCCGTTACTCGATAATACCACTGGCTCATAGAGTATGAACTCGCTTAATTGAATTTTCAATTGCTTGCATTAATAAAACAGCCTTTTGTGTTCTGTTCATTGACGAGCGTCGAATCGCAAGTAATCGTGGAGGGACATTTAAGTCTTCTGCTAGGGCCTTATGCACACTGGTCAGATTTACTGGCTCAGTAATCCACATCACATAGTCGGCACCCACAGTTACGTTTCTCATATTGTCTCTAAACTGTTGGACTTGTGTGAGGGCTTGCTGAGCATCCTTACTTCTAATTGATTCGAGCAACAATGATCCTGTATTATTCGTCATCGTAATCCTCTTCGTCTTCGTCGATATCTAACGGGTCACCAATGTGACTTCTGACTGCTGCACGAAGCTCTTTGTCAAGATCTTCATCCATTAAATCATCGTCTACCTTGCCAAATTCGTCAAATACTACAATCATGATATCAGCAACTTCTAATCGCTCTTTAGGAGCAATATGTGACTTCAGTCTGGACCATAATTCAATAATTAATTCGTTATTTTCGTTTACCATCTATACTCCTTCTGCTTCTAATTTAACTTTTTTAACTGTCCAACCCTTGCATTTACCATATCTTGGAGATTTTGCAGACACTAATGATTTCTCCATTGTAGATATAGTTAATTTATTTTCTCTACAAAATTTTGAAAAATTGAGTATATTGTATTCTACATAATCAGGTGAAATAAATGTATATTCTTTAGCATAAAACTCATTACCAATCATACGTGCCGACTGCTCGTTTCCAAATTCAGCTGTATGCGTTCTACCGTAAAACGGATTATTAATACCTGTATTATTTTTAGAAATAATCTCTTTTTGTGTCTTACTCATCGGTGGTCGCCCGACTGTATTGCAAGTGTTTACATAACTGGCAACACGATTAGCAATATGATCTTTGCTCTGCTTCTTGCCTTTCCACAAGGGCGGTCTATTATTTTTGCATATGTTAGTCAATATACCATTTTTGTCTATATTTTCTCTTCCATATAACCCTATATAATATTCTTCTATATCGTAGGCCTCATCTTCGTCGGGAATATTATTTACAAGAACACCGACCGGTATATCAATATTATTCCGTCTTAGAAAATCTATCTTATAAAATTTGTGTTTATTTATGGTATTATTGATAGTTTCCTTAAAATGATCTTCGTGCCGCATATTCGATATAAGACCTTTACCTATATAAAATGGTAGATTTCTTCTAATGTCCATTAACGCATAAACATAATACATACTATTCTACTTCATCAGAGTCTAGTATAATATTCGCAGAAGCGGTTGCTTCTTTCTGTATAAACTCGCTCATTACTAAATCCATAATACCATTTTCATTCTTATTCCATTGTTTTCTGAAATATTTGTGCATTTCCCCATTTAAGTCAGTATATACATATCTATTACCTTCTTTAACAACAAATTCTTTCTTTTCAATTAAATCAAAAAATCCGCTGTACGGGCTCATCCCGGTTGAATATGGAATTTGTAATTCAATGTCTTCAAACGGCTTGTTAAAGCGTGTTTTCATTACCTTACACCCTGCGCGAATACCGGCGACTTCCTTAGTCTTATTACCGTCTTCGTCTTCTTTTAACTTTAATTGCTTCATAGCAATAACGATACTGGATGCATAAACAGGCCCGCTGCCGCCACTGATTTTATCATCAGGCGAATATGGATCTTGCGAACTGTATGAGTGATTAGTACATACAAGCCCAATATTCAAATCACCGAACATGTTGAGACAGTTGCGAACTAATGCCATGAGTTCTTTGGGTTTCGATCCAAAATCACCCTTCATTTCATTCTTCTCAAACTGTGCTGCACCGATGGCAGATGACATCATACCAATTGAGTCAATAACAAACAAAATCTTTTGTCTGTCTTCCGGTGCCTGTGTTTTGTATTCTTTAACAAAGTCGTTGATAATCTGTGCTGCATCATTAATTTGTGATACATTAAGTTTCAACAATTTATCCTCAGAAGTATCTACGCCTAATGCACGCAGCCATGCTTCGTCTAGTGCGTTTTCTGTATCCATAACAATGCAATAAATACCCTGTTCTTGTGCGTTCTTTACGATATTACCGGATACAATGTAACTTTTACCTGCGCCAGATTGGCCAGAAAACATAGATACTTTACCTAGCGGAATACCTTTACTAAAGTCCCCACTGATCAAATAGTTCAAGGCGTAGTTGCCGGTACTAATCCATGTGTCTGGGTCGTGAAATCCTGCGCTAATTCCAGCAATACTCTTTGTGATAGATTTGCGGAATTTACTGATGTCTATAGCTTTGGCCATAGGTTCTCCTTAAATTAGACGGGGAAGGTGTTTGCCTTCCCCTTTACTGACTCGATGTTTTTACGCTTTATTACGATTGCGCAACATTTGAAGAATTTCTTGTGGGGATTTTCCAGCTGGTGCTGTTGTTTCGCCTACAAGTTCCTTAACAGGAGCTACAAAGGATGCTTCTGCTGCATCAACGTCGTCTTCGCTAACCATTACCGGTTTTGCTGCAACTGGTGCAGGTGCTACGGCTGCTGGCTTTGGTGCGCTATATGCTGGGCGTTGCACCCGAGCACCTTCGCCACCATCAGCATCGTCGCCTGGAGCGGAATCAAATCCAAACGGCTTGTAGAACTTGCTCCAGCGTGCTGGATCATATAACTCACCGTCTAGTGATGCCTGGAACATTTCAAACATTGCTGCTTTCTGCTCGTCTGTCGGCTTCTTAGGCAAATAGTCACTTAGCTTTGGAAGCGGAAACTGGTTAATTGCAGCCAATTGTGCTTCTGTCAAACTGGACTCCTTGCGGGCCCACTTTGATGTACCGTAATCAGCGAATCCACCTTTGCTTGTCTTTGCAACAATAAAGTCAGTGCCGTTGATGTAATCAACTGGGTTATTTTCCATGTCTGGATCCATCAATGCAGCCTGAATAATCTTAAAGAGTTGAGGACCGATGATAAATTTACGGATTGGATTCTCTGGAGGATCCTGCTCGTTCATTGGGTCTGCCTTAACAAAACCATGAGAATAGTAGGTCTTCTTAACCCAGTATTTACGAGCCAAATCCTCTAACGATTTATCTTTCCACATTGGGCGGACTTCGTTTAAGATCGGGCAAGACATTTTACCATCCCACATTTCGACACACGGCACCTGAACGATAACCGGCTTGTTTTCGTCGTGGCCCTTAATGCCAGTGAATGGAAGTTTAATAAGCTGACGCTCTGCCCAGAAAAAGGTGTTGTCTTCGTCACCGTCTGGTAGTAGTCTAAGAATTGTCTGGGTTCCTTCGGGGATATTCCAGTGTGCGTAAGTTAACTTATCGTTACTGAATCCACCTGTCGCACCGCCTTTACGGCTGTTAAGTGCTTCTAATTTCTTTCTGATTTCGTCGAGTGTTTTGCTCATGATTTATGTTTCCTTTTATTAAACGCTTATTACTGCTTTTGTTTTACTTTAGCTAAACTGCGTTATTGTTTAACTAACAAACTTATTTATCTGTTTTAACATGCTTTTGTTATTTTATTGATACAAAAGCAGAACAGGTTTTCGTCTCTAGCGTGTGTTGCTAGTATACGAAAACCTGCCACGAATGTCAAGGACTTCTTACATGAAATTATTAAGTATCGACTTCAGTAATTGTCGGATATTTGCAGCCTTTTCTACCTGATGGCTGGCCTTTCTTTGCAGCACTCATATTTGCTCTAGCAGATGCCGACATAGGCTTACCTGTCTTAGCATCGGATATTTTTTGTCTGGTTTCCTCGGAAAGTGTTCGACCTTTACCTGCTTCACTTATTTTGATTTTTGTTTCTACCGATTGTACCTTACCCCTATTATGCGCGGGGCGACCTTTAGTTGTATTACTTATTTTAGCCTTATGTTCTTCAGAAATAGCAAGCCCTTTTAGGGGACTTGTGCGGCCTTTGGTTGTATTACTTATCTTAGTTTTTGTTTCGGCTGTATGAGTTTGACCAGTTTTGGCTATGCTTATGTTCTGCAAGTGTTGCGCTGTTCTTACTAGGCCAGATGTGCCTTCCCCGCCATCTGTTCTATTTAATAATATACCAGTAGCGATATCTTTTCTCCCATACCACCTAATCATTCTTCGTTCGATTGCTAATGCACCTAATTCAGTGAGATTTGTTTCCAATAATACTATATTTGATTTTTCTGCCGGAATAATATTATGATCTGTCGACCATGCTCGATTATTCTTACCTTTGCCTATGTAATAAGGTGTTCCTGCTTTTGCTGTAGCAGAATCTTTATTACGAAGATAGGCATAGACATAAAAAATAGGCAGGGATGTAATCGGGTACGATAAATACATTGCTGATGTTCCTTACAAACGTTAGTGTAGCTGGATGTTAGAGCATCGCGAGCTACATCTACTTATCTAACTTTTACATAAAGTTGTAATCAAATCGGTTGAAAAATGTTTCCAGCTCAACTGATTCTTTAATCTCTGTTCCTTTTCTTTCATCGGTTTTTGCTATTACCGCATTTTCGAATATCTGCATCATTACTGCGCACTCGAATGCATTCGGCGCCGCTTCTTTGCACAGCTTATGCCCAATCTTACTAACAAACCTAGCGAGTTCATCATTTTCCGTAATGCGTAATGCAAATTCATTTATCTTGAACCCAATCCGGGCATTGTTGCTCGAGAATTCAAACATAGGAACAGAGATAACTTCCCTACGTAATATAACCGGACTACTGGCCGCTTCTTCGATACGTTTATTAGCAGTGTCTTTCTCTTGAACAAGTTGTTTTACAATAGGCAACACTTCTTCAAACTTCTCATCAAAGCGGCGAATGGTGAATAGGTCTTTTAATCCGCTGGTGTCATCTTCGGCAAGTGCCTCACGTTCAAATGTTTCTAAACGTGCCTTGGTTGTTTCGTATGTCTTTGTTCCAGTGAGCTTTTTGAGTTCAGTACGAATTGTTTCGATATTTTCTTTCACTGTTTCAACAATACCAGAACTATCTTCGTTGATAAGTTTGTTTGTAGTGACATAACGATTAAACGACTGAAGTTTCAGTAGGTTACCTGTGCTTTCGCTAATATACGACCCAACTTTATCGCCAAAAGTGCCGCCGTGTGCCATGTGTTGGGCCATTGCTCTTGCGCCAGTCATAGAGATATGCGGAAACCTAAAACGCTCGCCATTGCATTCTAAAAAGATAGAACTAATGTGGCGTGTTCGGGAACCACGCACTTCCTCGGATACCGGTGCTTTGTGGCGAACTAAAATTCTTACATTCTCTAATGTCTGCTGAGATGTGCGGGCAGACCCGAACATTTTACTGAAGCTTTCTTTGACTGTTTCGGCCGGTGCGTGTTTCTTTTTATAATCTGCCGAGTCTTTACCGGCCTTCTTTGCCTTTGTTGCAATTTCGTCATTCTTAAACTGTTTCTTTGTTGCCTTAATAATACCGCTAAACCGCTTGTCTGCGTGTTTGTAATTGCCCTTGGCATCTGCTGCTTTAGCATCTGCTGCTGCCTTTGTCTTATAACTAGCAAGTGTCTTATCCATTTCCATAATAGCTTCATCAACAGCTACAGTGTATTCTATTTCACCATGTGCGTTAGGCTGAGCTGCGAGCTTGCCCGTTTGCACCAGCCGATTCAATACAGGCTGAACATCGGAAATTTCAATTGTCGAGTGCATATTATCTGCAATAGTGCTGGCTGTTGCTGATTTAAATCTCTTAACAAGGTGAAATACTTCGCCTAATAGTTGGTGATTATGAGGTTTAATTGTATTTTCCATCATTGCTGGTTCCTTTTGTTTCTTAACCTGATACGAATAATCCCGTGGTTGAATAGCCTTACCAAATACCTTTAGACTTGAGTCCATCTGGAATTCGTTAGCAAGCCTCTTAATACCATCCGACACTGTTTTAATTTTATTCATGTCTACATCAGCGCCTTTGCTAAATTCGACGCTGTTGCTATCTTCATCTATTGTAACCATCAGATTTGGGCTGCT